GGTATTGGTACGACGAGTCCTAGTAGAGAGCTAGAAATTAAGAACGATGCGCCCACCCAAAATACCGGTATTAAAATTCATAACAATAGTGCATCAAACGCAGCCATACTCGAATTAGAAGCCGCCAGAGCCAGTGACGGCTCAGATGTCAGCCAAATACTAACGGCTAACTTGGGCAATAATATTACTAATATTAGAACTCACAGAAGAGGTGCAGACGGCGGCGAAATTGCATTTTTTACTTCGGCGGCAGGTAGTGGCGATGTTTTAACACAGCGAATGGTTATTCGCGAAACTGGTAATGTTGGTATTGGTACGACAAACCCAGGTAAGTTATTAACGCTTTCAAGAGCAACTGAAGCAGCAAATGAACAACTTGAATTACGTGTTGCTGGTGGTATTTCTAACGGAAATTATGATGGTATTATATGGTCCCAAGGGTCATCTGGTGGCACAACCCTAGCAACTCAAAGAGTTCATTATTATTCTACTGGTCAAGTAGATATGGGATTCAGTTTAAGACAAGACGCTAACATACTATACTTGCAAAGAGGTGGCAATGTAGGTATTGGTACTAATGATCCTATATTAAAGCTGCATATTGAACAAGGCGACATATATCTTAAAGGAAACCGATATATTCGTTATCGAACAGATAACAACTGGGACTACTATCTCAGAGGAGAAAATAACAACTTTAGATTATATGATTCTGAATCTTATGATTTTATTACCGCAAAATATAATGGAGGCGGCGATAATAAAATATTAGACCTCATGGATAATAATGTAATAGTTAGAAAGTCCTATCCTATTATAGGTTTAGATGGTAGTGCTAGTGAACATATATATTCTCGCACTTACAATCAAACTTTGGCCACAAGCACCGATGGTGCTGCTTGGTTTAGGGTTGCTAATATTCCAGGCCGAGTGCCATGTCGAGTACACATCAGCACAACGGGTGGCTATTATACTCCAGGATATTCAGCCTTTACAATAATGAGAAACTGGACTGGTGCCGGTACAGCAGTAACAGATATTACTAATCTGCACAGCAAGTATGTTTCTACAATTAGATCGTCTGCAGATACTCAAGGAGATGGTTTCTACCTAGACATATATTTTAATGGGGTAAGTTCTGGTCAGTTATCAGACTTTTGCAGAGTCACGGTTGAACCAATTGGTTATATGAGCACAAACGCCACTACATCAATTGAAGTTTATGCATCGCCAACAAGAAATCCTACTGTATTAACTTATTCTGCCACCCATTCGATATAGGATATAACATATGATAGATGATAATCAAGAATTAATTAACGCTCAAGAAGTTGCTTTGTACTGTTTACGGCATGAACGTAATAACAGGCTTAAACAAACTGACTGGGTTGCTGGTGAAGATGTTCCGCAGTCAATTAAAGATAGATGGTTTCCTTATCGTCAAGCATTGCGTGATATCACAGAAAACTATACATCTCTTGATGATGTTGTTTGGCCAACAAAACCATCTTCATAAATACATATAAAGAGGTCTAAACATGGCACAGCCAACTACACGTAATGAATTCAAAGAATGGTGCTTACGTAAGCTAGGTAAACCAGTTATCGAAATTAATGTGGCTGATGAACAGGCTGATGACCGTATTGATGAGTCAGTTTCATACTGGAATGATTATCATTTTGATGGAACAGAAAAAATATACTATAAGTGGACGTTAACATCATCTGATATTACTAATAGATATCTAACAGTACCTGAAAATATTATTGGTGTTGTTAACATCTTTGATATCAACGATGCACTATCTACTAATAACTTGTTTAATATTAGATATCAGATTTCATTAAATGATCTATATGACTTGTCTAACTATAATTACAATTTAGTTCCTTTCTATCTGAATATGCAAAACATTCAGTTCATTGAAGAGATTCTAGTAGGAAAGCAACCTATTAGATATAACCGTCATGTGAACAAACTGCATATTGATATGGACTGGGATAGAGTTGCTGCTGGTGAATATGTTATTGCAGAATGTTATAGAGTGTTAGATCCAGACACATATACTGATATGTGGAAAGATCGCTGGTTACAAAACTATGCAACTGCAAAGATTAAATATCAGTGGGGATCTAATCTAACTAAATTTGAAGGTATGCAATTACCTGGTGGTGTTCAGTTCAACGGACAAAAAATCTTAGATGACGCATTAGATGAAATCAGAAGATTGGAAGAAGAGATGAACACTAGTTATTCACTTCCGGTAATGGATATGATAGGGTAAGATGTGGCTACAAATTTTTTCTTTAATAACTTCGGGTCATCAGATGAACAAGGTCTAATTGAAGATCTTGTAATAGAATCTATTAAAATCTTTGGCCACGACGTTTATTATCTCCCTAGAGAGCAAGTTAATTTTGATCAGATTTTCGGTGAGGATACCGTAAATCAGTTTAAGCATGCCTATCTTCTTGAGATGTATATTCGAAATGTAGAAGGCTTTGAAGGTGAAGGTGATCTATTATCTAGATTTGGATTAGAGATTAGAGATCAAATTACTTTTACAGTTGCACAAAGAACCTTCTTTAACGAAATTGGTGAATATGAAACTCAAGTCAGACCTAATGAAGGTGACTTAATTTATTTTCCTTTGAACAATAAGATTTTTGAAATTAAGTTTGTAGAGCATGAAGCTATCTTTTATCAGATGGGCAAGCTCCAGACATATGATTTAAAGTGTGAGTTATTTGAGTATAGCTCAGAGCGCTTCGATACAAAAGTTCCTGCTATTGATAAGATTGAAGATCTACATTCATTAGATGCAAGAGTTAAGGCACTTCTTACAGAGCTTGGCGAGCAAATTTATCTTGAAGATGGAACAGGATTGCTTCCTGAGACGTTTGATCCTAGAGATTCAGATCGTTTTGCTGACAACAATTACTTCCAAGTTGAGTCAGATGGATTTGTAGATTTTAGTGATGTAGACCCTTTTAGTGAGCGAGGTGTCTTCTAATGTTGGGTCATCGCTTTTATCATAGTCATTTACGCAAGTATGTTATTCTATTCGGAACTCTATTTAACGACCTAGTTATTGAGAGAGACGATGCATCTGGTAACCTTGTACAAACTCTAGCAGTTCCTATTTCATATGGTCCTGCTATGAAAACTTTAGCAAGAGTAGAACAAGATGCAAATTTAAATAGAAGAGCATCAGCTATTTTACCGCGCATGTCTTTTGAAATGACTTCTATGGCATACGCACCAGAACGTAAAATGACTAGTACTCAAAGAATTTATCATCAAACAACTGGTGATGCTGCTGGTGTTAAATCAGTATATAACCCAGTACCGTATGATATTATTTTTGATCTAAGCATTATGGTTAAAAACGCAGAAGATGGTACTAGAATATTAGAACAAATACTACCATTCTTTACTCCAGATTTTACTGCTACTATTGAGCTTATTCCTGAGATGGAATTAAAGCAAGACATACCTATTATACTGCAATCAGTAACATCAGAAGATACTTACGAAGGTGATTTTGAGACCAGAAGAGCTATCATTCATACTTTATCTTTTGTAATGAAAGCTTATATCTATGGCCCTGTAACATCTCGTAGTAATCTTATTAAATTGGCTAATACAAATATTTTAGCACCAGAAGGTGTTAATACAGCTATTAGATCAGCTAATAGTTCAGCTGAAGGTGTAGATGTACAGCCAGGTCTATTAGCAAACGGATCACCCACTTCTAACGGAAGCCTAAGTATAGATAAGGCAAATATTGATAGTGACGATAATTATGGATTTGTGGTTGAAATAACTGATGGATCTTAACATGACTGACAAGATCGGTGAAACTTTAAATCTTACACCGATGGAAGAACCAGCATCTCCTGCTGTAAAGAAACCCACGCTTCCATCTAAAGTAGAATCCCGCGATAATGATTTCGAATATGCTCGAGGCAACCTCTACAATATTATTGAAAGAGGTACTGATGCCTTGGAAGGCATCTTAGAGCTAGCGCAGCAGAGTCAGCACCCTAGATCATATGAGGTAGCAGCGCAATTAGTTCGAACACTTGCTGATACGAATAAAGATCTCTTAGAACTTCAAAAACGTCATAAAGAATTAACAGGTGAGGATAAAAGTCCAAAAACTATTAATAATAATCTGTTTGTAGGGAGTACAGCTGAATTACAAAAAATGATTAAGCAAGCTTCTAGTGACGAGAATAAAGATGATTGAAAGAGAAAATTATCTAGGTAACCCCAACTTAAAGCGTGCTAATGTTACAGTAGAGTTTACTGAAGAGCAAGTACAAGAATTTATCAAGTGCTCTCGAGACCCTGTATACTTTATTCAAAACTATATCCGTATTGTTAATATTGATAAAGGTTTAGTTAACTTTGAACTATATGATTTCCAAGCTGACTTAGTAGAGCTTGTTGATGATAATAGATTTGTTATTTGTAAGATGCCTAGACAATCAGGCAAGACTACAACTATTGCAGCTATTATTCTTTGGTATGTTATGTTCAATGAGAACTATAACGTTGCTATTCTAGCTCATAAAGCGTCACAATCAAGAGAAATATTAGGACGTATTCAATTAGCATACGAGCATCTACCGAGATGGTTACAAATTGGTATTGATGAGTGGAATAAAGGTTCTATTATTCTAGAGAATGGTTCTAAAATATCAGCTGCTTCTACTTCTTCATCTGCTATTCGTGGTGGATCTTACAACCTAATTTACTTAGATGAGTTTGCGTTCGTACCTACTCATATTCAGGAAGAATTCTTTGCTTCTGTTTACCCTACTATTTCATCTGGTCAAACATCTAAAGTCCTTATTACGTCAACACCAAACGGATTAAACCTGTTCTATAAATTATGGGTTGATAGTGAAGAGAATCGAAATGACTATAAGCGTCTAGATGTTCATTGGTCTGATGTACCAGGACGAGATGCTGCATGGCGTGAAGCTACTATTAGAAATACTTCAGAAGAACAATTTAGAGTTGAGTTTGAATGTGAGTTCATTGGATCTTCTAATACTCTAATTAGTCCTTCTAAACTAAGAATGATGACTTTTCATAATCCTATATGGCAAAATGAGCATATGAGAGTTTATGAACAACCCCAAGAGAATCATATATACGCTACAATCGTTGATACTGCAAGAGGTGTAGGAGGAGACTATTCAGCATTTACTGTGATAGATTGCTCAGATGTACCATATAAAGTAGTAGCAGCTTATCAGAATAATAACATACCTCCTATGGTATTTCCTAATGTTGTTGCTGATATAGCCACGAAGTTCAATAAGTCATACATATTAGTAGAATCAAACGATATTGGAATGTCTGTTGCAGAGACATTACATAATGATCTAGAGATTGAAAATGTTCTTATGTCATCTGCAAGAGGTAGAGCTGGTCAAGTCCTTAGTAGTGGATTCGGCGGAGTAGGACAGCAATACCTTGGAGTAAGAACTACTAAACAAGTAAAACGAGTAGGTTGTTTAAACCTCAAAACACTCATCGAAGGTGATAAACTCTATACGAACGATTTCCATATATTAGAAGAACTAACCCGTTTCGTAGCTCGAGGAGAGAGCTGGGAAGCAGAAGAAGGTTCACACGATGACTTGGTAATGACGTTAGTATTATTTGGTTGGTTAGCTAACCAAGACTATTTTAAAGAATTGACTAGTGTTGATATACGTAAGAATGTAGAACAACAACACTTAAGACTAATTGAAGAAGATATGACTCCTTTCGGTCTTATTGCTGATGGACATGATGCTCATGAAGAGCAATTCCAGGATGCTGTATACGATTGGGAATCGGGAGAGCGGGTTTTCTAATACTGAATTTATATAAATATTGTAAGATGAAATAATTGGAAGCACCCTGAAATTAAAGGAGACATGAGATGCCATTTCAAGTCAGCCCGGGCGTAAATGTAAGTGAGATTGATCTTACTACGGTAGTGCCTGCAGTCTCGACTACTGAAGGCGCCATTGCCGGCGTATTCAAGTGGGGTCCTGTAGAAGAAAGAGTTCTTATTGATTCGGAAGCTAAATTAGCTACCCGTTTTGGTAAACCAACCTCTGACAACTATGAGACCTTTTTTACTGCAGCCAACTTCCTGGCCTATGGTAATAAACTATATGTTGTTCGAACAGTAAATAGCTCGGCTAATAACGCTGGATCTAACGGCATTGCACAACAAGTTAAAAATAGAATTGCTTTTGATAACGGAACGTTTTCAAACAATGAATTATACTTTATCGCCAAATATCCTGGTGATTTAGGCAACTCATTGAAAGTGTCTGTATGTGATAGCTCAGCAGCTTATTCTTCAGCACTTAACGCAAACGTTACTATTGCAATTGGTAATACAGTAGCTACTTGTTCTAATACAACTGGTGTTGCAGTTGGTGACCAAGTTAAGTTAGGTAACAGTTCAATTGGTACACAGTATCTTAAAGTTGCTTCTGTTAACACTACTGCAATTTCATTTGCAAGTAAGTATACATTAGGTACAGCGTACACTGGTTCAGCAAGTCGTTTCTGGGAATTCTACAATCAAGTAGATGCTGCTCCTGGAACAACAAAGTATGTTACAGATCGTAGCGGTACATCAGATGAAATCCATATTGTCGTAACAGACGAAGATGGAGCTATTTCAGGTGTTCCAAATACTATCCTTGAAGTATATCAAGGACTGTCACGTGCTACAGATGCTAAGACAGAGTCAGGCGCTGGTAACCATTATACAACAGTAATTAATGATACATCACAGTGGGTGTATGCAGTTAATCATAGAGAGGGTGCTGGGTACGTTAACACAGCCATCAATATGACCGCTGTAGCAAACACTGCACCATTAGCTGATTCACTTTCAGGTGGTACAGATACCGCTCCAGAGAGTACAGCTGCACTAGCTGATCTTGCTTTAGGCTATGATATGTTTGCATCTGCAGAGAATGTTGACATCTCGTTAGTACTACAAGGTAAGGCAATCGGTGGAACAAATGGTGAAGCATTAGGTAATTACATCATCGATAATATCTGTGAAGTAAGAAAAGATTGCGTAGCATTTATCTCACCTGCATATGGTGATGTAGTTAATAACGCAGGCTCAGAAGCAGACGATGTTGTAACATTCCGTAATTCCTTAACAGCATCTTCATATGGTGTTCTGGATAGCGGCTACAAATATCAGTACGACAAGTATAATGACGTCTACAGATATATTCCTCTTAACGGTGACATCGCAGGTCTTGCAGTAAGAACAGACGATGTTAGAGACCCATGGTTCTCACCAGCAGGTTTCAACAGAGGAGTAATTAAGAATATTGTTAAGCTTGCCTTTAACCCAGGTAAAGCAGAAAGAGATATTCTTTACAAGTCTGATATTAACCCAGTAACGACATTCCCAGGTCAGGGTACGTTGCTGTTTGGTGATAAGACACTGCTTGGTAGACCAAGTGCATTTGATAGAATCAATGTTCGTAGATTGTTCATTGTTCTAGAGAAAGCAATTGCTACTGCCGCAAAAGCATCGCTCTTTGAATTTAACGACGAGTTTACTCGCGCACAGTTTAGAAACCTAGTTGAGCCATTCCTGAGGGATGTACAAGGTCGAAGAGGTATCTATGACTTCCAAGTTGTAGCGGATGAGACTAATAACACAGGTGAAGTAATTGACCGTAACGAATTTGTTGCAGACATTTACATTAAACCTGCTAAGTCTATTAACTTTATCCAACTCAACTTCGTGGCAGTTAGAACTGGTGTTGAGTTCTCCGAGATTGTCGGCTCTTAAGGCTAAATAGTTACGATAAGGAGAATATCAAATGGCTTTTAACGTAAACGAGATTAGAGCGCAACTTACTGCCGGCGGTGCACGATCTTCTCTGTTCCAAGTACAGTTTAGCAATCCAGCGAATGCTGCTGCTAACTTAAAGGTTCCGTTCCTGGTCAAAGCAGCACAAATTCCTGCTTCGACATTAGGTACGATTGAAGTTCCATACTTCGGTAGAAAAGTAAAGATCGCAGGTGATAGAACATTTGCTGAATGGACAGTTACAGTAATCAATGATGAAGACTTCTTGATTCGTAACGCCATGGAAGAGTGGATGAACACTATCAATTCTCACGAGGGTAACCTTAGAGGATTTGGAGGCTCAGCGCCCGCACTTTACAAAGAGCAAGCATCTGTTACACAATATAGTAAATCAGGTGATGCGCTCAGAACATATAACTTTAACGGCATCTTCCCAGTTAACATCAGTGAAATTGAACTGAGTTGGGAAACCACAGATGCTATTGAAGAGTTTCAGGTGACGTTCCAGTATGATTACTGGACAGTTGGTGGCCAAACCGGTAACGCTGGTGGGGCTTAATAAGGTTTAGAGAGAGGGGGTAACCCCTCTCCATACCTTAAAGGAGTTATTATGGCAGAACTTTTCGGTTTCGAGATCCGTAGAAAACAAGATGTAGAACCCGTGTCATTCGTTCAAAAGGACGAAGACGACGGAGCTGTAAACATTGCTGCAACAGGCGGTGCTTATGGTACCTATGTTGATCTAGAAGGCACTGCAAAGAGTGAAGCTGAATTAGTAACAAGATATCGTAAAATGTGTATGCAGCCAGAGGTTGAGCATGCTATTGATGATATTATTAATGAAGCAATCGTTACTAATACAGATAAAGAAATTCTAGAAATTAATCTTGATGACGTTCAACTATCTGCTGGTCTTAAAAACAAGATTAGAGATGAGTTTAGGAACACATTACGTCTTTTAAATTTTCAAGATAATGCTTACGAGATTTTTCGCAAATGGTATACAGACGGACGTATGTACTACCATGCGATTATTAATGAGCAGGACCCACGTAATGGTCTTATTGAGTTAAGATATATTGATTCTCGAAAAATAAGAAAAATTAAAGAGACTACGAAGCAGAAAAAAGGCGAAGCAATAGTACAAAAAGTTAAGAACGAGTACTATATCTTCAACGATAAAGGCTTCCAGAGCAAATCAAGTCAAGTACCTAATCCAGCAACTGGTGGTGTACAAGGCTTAAAGATTGCAAAAGATTCTATCATCCATTGTACATCAGGTCTGATGGATGAGAACAATAAAATGGTATTGTCACATCTTCATAAAGCTATTAAGCCGCTCAATCAATTGAGAGTGTTAGAAGATGCATCAGTTATCTATCGTATTTCAAGAGCACCAGAAAGACGTATCTTCTATATCGATGTAGGTAACTTGCCTAAGATGAAGGCAGAGCAGTACTTAAGAGATATGATGGTCAAGCATAAAAACCGATTAGTATATGATGCTGCTTCTGGTGAGATCAGAGATGATCGTAAGTTTATGACTATGCTTGAAGATTTTTGGCTACCAAGACGTGAAGGTGGTAGAGGTACTGAGATTACTTCACTACCAGGTGGTAGCAATTTAGGCGAAATGGATGATATTATCTATTTCCAAAAGAAACTTTATAAGTCACTTAATGTACCTATTTCACGGTTAGAGCCAGAAACAGGATTCACATTAGGTAGAGCTTCTGAGATCAGTCGTGATGAATTGAAGTTTAGTAAATTTGTTTCTAGACTTCGTTTACGTTTCTCTCATCTTTTTGATAAGATATTAGAGAAGCAGTTAGTTCTAAAAGGTGTCATGTCTACTGATGAGTGGATGGATATCAAAGAATTAGTTCGATACGACTTTATTGAAGATAATCACTTTAGTGAATTAAAAGACGCTGAGGTTCTTCGTGAGAGATTACAGACATTGAATGAAGTAGAGAATTATACTGGTAAGTACTTCTCTAAAGCTTGGATTCAACGTCATGTACTTAAGATGGATGAAGAAGAAATCAAAGCAATTGAAGGTGAGATCGCTGCTGAAGAGCAGTCAGGTGAACTGGATGTTGGTTCTCGTGATGAGAACGAGCAGTAATTATAAATAAAGGTATAATACAATGTCAGAATATAATGTACAAGACTTAATTAAAAATGCCATCGGTGAAAAGCCAGTAGCTGTTCAGGACGTATTTGACAATCTTATGGTTGCAAAAGTACGTGATGAGATTTCCGGTAAAAGAATGGAAGTCGCGAATGCATTTGTAGCAGATGATGAAGAGGTAGAACTCGATGATATCACTGATGCAGAACTTGAAGATGCCGCTGAAGATGAAATTGATAATGAAGAACTAGATGATGAAAGTGATGTCGATTCTGATGATGAATCTGACGAAGAAGCAGAAGACGAGATCGACGAAACTGAAGAAGATTCAGAGGAAGAAGAAAATGGCGAAGACACTGAGACAGATTCTTGAGGTTGCTGAACCTAAAGCAGGTGATGAAAAGCGCTTCAAAGATAAGCATGTAGTGCAGAAGACACGCAACCCTGCATATAAAGATGAAGCAGAAGAAGATGCGGTCTATCAAGCTACTAATGTAAAAAAAGATAAGACTAAAAAGTCCGGCGATCATACAGAAGGTGATGATGCGAAAATGTATGAAGCAAAAAAGCTTCAGTCATTTTACAACACTGAGCTTGATGAGGAAGAAAAGTTTATTCCAGAAGGTGTCGTTGATACTTTAAAAAAGATTCAAAAGACTCGTAAAGAGATGCAGATTAAGTTTAAAAACGGCCAGTCTATGGATGTAGACCCTAAGACAGCAGGGATGCTGATGGACGTTCATAAACAGCTTAACAGTGCAAATGCACGTAAGTTTCAGCAATCATTAGAAAGAGGCCAGGATCATTTTATGAAAATGGTTGACTTTGCAGGGAGTGTTGCATGATCTTAAATCTTAAAGGTGATGAAAGAAATGTAAGCACTGCTAACACAGTTAGTAATGCATCATGTGTACGAGTTTATATTGCTACTGGTACAAGAGTTATGACTGTAACTGACGCTGGTGCAACTCAATTAGGTAACACAACGCTAGGAGCAGGCCAGCATATTGTATCTAAGCATCCAACAGATTTGCTTACGTTTAATAGTGCTACTCCATGTACTCCTATCGCGTTTAATGTAAGTTAAGAGGCTATGATGAAACTCTTTTGCGAATTATCTGAAGAAGTACAGTTAGTAACTGAAGCTAGAGATGACGGATCTAAAGACTTCTTTATTGAAGGTATTTTCATGCAAGGCGATATTAAGAATCGCAACGGTAGAGTTTATCCTCAACAAGTGCTTGCAAAAGAAGTATCTCGTTACAATGAAGAAGTAATTAAAAAGAATAGAGCTTATGGCGAATTAGGTCATCCAGCTGGTCCTTCAATCAATCTTGAGAGAGTATCTCATATGATTAAAGAGTTGAAGCAAGACGGCGCTAATTTTGTCGGTAGAGCTAAAATTATGGACACACCCTACGGTCAAATTGTCAAAAATTTGATGACTGAAGGTGCCACACTTGGTGTATCTTCAAGAGGTATGGGCTCACTTAAAGATGTAGGTGGTGCTCAACAAGTACAAAATGATTTCTACTTAGCTACAGCTGCTGACATAGTTGCTGATCCTTCTGCACCCGATGCTTTTGTTAAGGGTATTATGGAGGGTGTTGAATGGGTGTGTGTAGACGGCAACTGGCGAGCACAAGAAGTAGTAGAAAGAATCCAGGAAACTGGTAGACGTTCCGTGAAAGAACTTGAAGAACAGAAGCTTGCTCTGTTTGATAGATTCCTAAAAACGCTAGGTTGATTAAATTATAAATATTACTAGTAAATCTCGATAAAAGGAGCTAACGATGGCTGAAGAGAGAAAAGATCTAGAGGATCAAGTTATCGAGGACAACATCACTGAAGAAGAGCAGCTCGATGAGTTTAAGGCTTCTGGTGAAGATTCCTCTGTAGCCGATCCTGTAGCACCAAAAGGTGGTTCTGCTAAGGCGAACCGTAAAGCTGATAAGGATGGTGGTGATAAGGGCACTCAAGAAGTACCTGTTGCCTCAACACCTGGTCAGTCTAAATCACAACTTATGGCTAGTATGATGGTCAAGATGGGTGGCATGAATAAGGCTGCACTTCAGGCTATGTACAATGGAATGGCTAAGCAACCTAAAGCTGGTGTTGCACCTTCCATGGCGATGCCAAAGCTGAGTGTCAAAGAAGACCTCGGTGATCTGTTTGGTAGCGAAGAGTTATCTGAGCAGTTCATGGAGAAAGCTGAGACAATTTTTGAAGCAGCTGTTAATGCACGTCTTGCAATTGAAGTTGAAAAACTTCAGGAGCAGTTTGACGATAAGTTAGCAGAAGCTACTAAAGAACTTGAAGAGCAAATGACTACTAAGGTCGACGAGTACCTGTCATATGCCGCAGAAGAGTGGATGAAAGAGAACGAAGTTGCTATCGAATCTGCTCTCAAGGTTGAGATTGCTGAAAACCTAATGAATGGTATGAAGCAAGTATTTGCCGAGAACTATATTGATGTACCAGAAGAGAAGCTTGATGTCTTTGAAGAGTTAGCTGCTAAAGTAGATGAACTCGAAGAGAAGCTTAACGAAGAAGTTAAGTCGAAAATGGAGCTTACTCGTGAAGTAGAAATTCATCAGCGCGCTGCTGTATTTGCAGAAGTAGCTGAAAGTCTTACCGACGTTCAGGCTGATAAGTTCGCTAAACTTTGTGAAGGTATCGAGGCTGATGATACAGAAGCGTATCAAAAGAAACTCGAAATGATCAAAGAGAACTACTTCACAACAAAGGTAGTTACTGAAGAGGCGGAAGAAGAGCCTTTGGAAGATGCAACAGAAAACACTGTAGCTATTGATCCAGAGATGTCTCGTTACGCTCAAGCCATTTCAAGAACTGTTAAACGATAAATAATTGAACAAAGTACTTTAAGGGAGAGCTAAAATGTACTTATCTGAAAGCGTACAGCAGAAGTGGCAGCCAATTCTTGAGCATGCTGATCTTCCCGAGATCAAGGATTCTCACAAGCGCGCTGTTACTGCTCAACTGCTAGAAAATACAGAAGTATCCATCCGTGAAGGTGGTACTTGGAGCACTAAGGGTCTTCTTGCTGAAGCCCCAACAAACGCAACTGGTGCAGACATCGACAACTACGACCCAGTATTAATTTCACTGGTCCGTCGTTCTATGCCTAACCTAATTGCATACGACATCTGCGGCGTTCAGCCGATGTCCGGTCCTACTGGCCTTATCTTCGCAATGCGTTCGAAGTATACAAGCCAGGCTAACTCTGCTACAGAGGCATTCTATAACGAAGCTGATACAGCCTTCTCTACAGTTGCTGCTGGTGCTAACACTCTTGGTGACAAGAACGTTGGTACAACACCAGGTACAGCTAACAACGCAGAAGCTGGTCTTTACAACTTCGCAGATGCAATGCCAACTGCTCAAGCTGAAACACTTGGTGAAACTGGTAACACAGCATTCCCAGAGATGGCTTTCTCAATCGAGAAGGTATCTGTTACAGCTGGTTCACGTGCTCTGAAAGCTGAGTACTCAATGGAACTGGCACAAGATCTTAAAGCTATCCATGGATTGGATGCTGAGACAGAATTAGCAAACATCCTGTCTTCTGAGATCCTTGCTGAAATCAACCGCGAAATCGTTCGTACAATCAACGTTACTGCTACTCAAGGTGCACAGTCTGATACTACTACAGCTGGTACTTTTGACCTTGACACCGATTCAAACGGTCGTTGGTCAGTTGAGAAGTTCAAAGGTCTGATGTTCCAGATCGAGCGTGAAGCTAATCAAATCGCAAAAGACACCCGTAGAGGGAAAGGCAACATGATGATCTGTTCATCTGACGTTGCTTCTGCCTTAAATATGGCTGGCGTATTAGATTACACACCTGCGTTGAACTCAAACAACTTGGAAGTAGATGATACAGGCAACACCTTTGCTGGTGTATTGAATGGTCGCATTCGTGTCTATATCGATCCATATACAACAGGCAACTATATGACAATTGGTTACAAAGGCTCTTCTGCTTTTGACGCCGGTCTGTTCTATTGCCCATACGTTCCATTACAAATGGTACGTGCTGTTGGTGAGGATACTTTCCAGCCAAAGATTGGTTTCAAAACACGTTATGGTGTTGTTGCTAATCCGTTTGCTCAAGGTGCTACAGCTGGTCTTGGCGCACTTGTTAAAGACTCAAACGTTTACTATCGTAGAGTTCTTGTTTCTAACATTATGTAATCATAATAAGAAACTAAAAATACGAAACTGGCCCCGCCTTGAAAGCGGGGCCTTTTTTGTGCCTAAATATTAGTAAGGAGTGAATAATGGCTGTACAACCTTCTACTAGACAATTTTTATCACCCGCTAGTTTTGACTTTAGCGTTAAGAAACTGCCTGAGACAAAGTTCTTTGTGCAGGGTATTAACATACCTGGTATCTCATTAGGTGAAACGCAAGGTCAAGATACTCCATTTCTTAAAATTCCTATTCCAGGTGACCATATTGTCTTTAATGAATTGACAGTAACATTTAGAGTAGATGAAGATCTCAATAACTATCTCGAAGTTTATAACTGGTTAACAGGTATTGGTTTCCCAGAAGCATTTAATCAGTATGCAGCTGTATCAGCTAATGTACCTGGTAGTGGTGAAGGTATCTATTCTGATGGTACTCTAATGATATTGAATAGCGCAAAAAGACCTAATGTAGAAGTAACTTTCGAAGATATGTACCCTACTTCAATGACTGATCTTAACTTTACTACTACTATCAGTGATATTGATTACTTAGAAGCTTCTGTTACTTTTAGATACAAATACTATAAAATCAGAAAACTTTAGTTGATTTTTACGCTAGTATTAGCTATAATAATACTATGTGTATATTTTAGTATGAGGTTATGATGCAATTAGATGCTATATTAGACGAATGGCATAAAGACTGTCAAATTGACAGAACAGAGTTAGGTGAAGCTGCACTTAACATTCCCCAATTACATTCTAAGTATTATAAGATGTTTTCTAGTGAGAGGCTAGCATTAAAAAGGCTAGAAGCTGAATATAAGTCTCTCGCAAAAGCTAAGTGGGAATATTATCAAGGTCATATGGACCTAGAAGACTTACGTGAGTGGGGATGGGAACCAAATCCTCTAAAGATTCTTAAACAGGATCTCGATAGATATATCGATTCTGATCCTGATATTATCCAACTAACAATGAAAATCAGTTATGCTAAGGAAAAAGTAGATTTCTTAGATAATGTGATTCGCAGTCTTAACACTCGTGGATATAATATCAGAGCTGCAATTGATTGGGAAAAATTTAAGATGGGAGCCATCTAGTGGAAACTCTTTCCATTATACCATACAATGAAGTCTTCATAAGAATTAATTGTGAAGCTGGAACAGCATATGAGATGTCAGAGTACTTCACATTTACAGTACCTGGTGCTAAGTTTATGCCTGCTGTTCGTAATAAAGTATGGGATGGAAAGATTAGATTATTTAATGTAGCGACTAAGTTACTCTATAAAGGACTGATTCCATATGTTGAGCAGTTTGCAAAAGAGCGTGATTATAATGTAGATCTACATGAAGACTTAGAAGCTGCTACTGAATTTAGTTTATCAGAAGCAAAAGAGTTTTGTAAAGGTTTAGATGTAGATCCTTGGCCAAGAGATTACCAACTAGATGCTTTCGTGCATGGAATACGTCATAGTCGGGGTCTCCTGTTGTCTCCTACAGCTTCTGGTAAATCACTTATCATATATCTATTGACTCAGTACCTATTGGAGACGAAGGTTCTAATCATTGTTCCGACAGTGTCTCTAGTGTATCAAATGAAAACTGACTTCTTAGACTATGCTAAGAAAGGTGCTTTAGATGAATCATTTATTAGAGTTATTTCTGGCACTGAATCTAAAGATTGGATGTTAGGTCATGATGAATTAATAACTATTACTACTTGGCAATCAATTCATAAGTTACCAAAAAAATGGTTTCAACAATTCGGTACTGTCATAGGAGATGAAGCGCATCTATTCAAAGCTAAATCTCTATCATCTATTATGACTAAATTAGAAGACTGTAAGTATAGATATGGCTTTACAGGAACTCTAGATGGTACTCAAACTCATAAGTTAGTATTAGAAGGTTTGTTTGGTGCAGTAGAAAAAGTAACTACTACATCTACTCTTATCGAGCAAAAGCATCTTGCAGAGTTTAAGATCAAAGCAACAGTACTAAAATATCCAGACCATATTAAGCAACAATGTAAACAATTAACATACCAGCAAGAGATAGACTTCTTAATCAATAATACACAGCGTAACAGATTTATTAGAAATCTTGCTGTATCATTAAACGGTAATACTCTATTATTATTTCAAATGCTAGATCATGGTAAAGAGTTAAAGCAGCTTATTGATAGTCAAGTCGAGCGTACAATAGAACCACGTAAAACATTCTACGTAGCAGGTCAAACAGAAGCATTAGAACGAGAAAATATTAGAGCTATAGTTGAAAAAGAGACTAATGCTATCATATGTGCATCATATGGTACTTTCTCTACAGGAGTTAATATCAAAAACCTACATAATATAATATTTGCTAGTCCTTCTAAATCACGTATTAGAAATCTACAGTCAATTGGTAGAGGTCTTAGAAAGAGTGATAGTAAAGATAATGCTACGTTATTTGATATTGCAGATGACTTGACGTGGAGGTCACATAAGAATTACACTATACAGCATTTTGCTGAGCGAATTAAAATATATAATGAAGAAAAATTTGACTATAAAATTTACACAGTCAAACTTAAGGTGTAACATGTCTCATATTTTTTTAAAGCTTAGTAATGGGGATGATATCATAGGGCGTCTTGCTATGGAAGACACAGGCTCTATACGTATTGAAGATCCTGTTATAGTGAAACTAATCAGTAGAAATCATAATATTGGATATACGTTTTTAGGACCATGGTATTCTTTTGGTCGTGGAAACTTTCATACTGTAGATATACAGAAGCATCATATTATTGCTGCGTTTGATGATATGAGTGATCATGTATCTGATCAGTATGAGAAATTTCTTGACTTTTACAACAGTCGTGTATATAATAAAGAGTATGACAAGGAAGAAGACTCTATGAGTAAAGAAGAATTAGACGCTTTATTAGAACGAATGAATTATAAAGCATTACTTCACTAGTATATCTTGCCCCTGTCTCAATACAGATTATATAGTAATTCTCAAAAAAGGCAACTACTTTTTATGGCTAAAGCAAAAAAACATTATGTAAATAACAAAGAACTGTTTGAGGCGATGGTATCATATCAGCAGAGTATTCGTGATGCTCAAGAGAGCGGTGACGATAGACCCCCTGTTCCAGAATATGTTGGCCAGTGTCTTGTACAGATTGCAAATAGATTATCTCATAAACCTAACTTTATCAATTACTCATATCGAGATGAAATGATTAGTGATGGTATTGAGAACTGTATCACATATATCAACAATTTTAATCCCGAGAAAAGTAAAAATCCATTTGCATATTTTACGCAAATCATTTATTATGCTTTTTTAAGAAGGATTCAAAAAGAAAAGAAGCAGCTCTACATTAAACATAAAGCATTAGAAGATAGTGTGTTGTTAGATAAAATTATTGAGCATGCTGAACACGCAGATGGACCTGCACCTATGCCTACCTATATTGATCTCGATAATCCATATATGGTAGAGTTTGTACAAAATTTTGAACAACGTCAGAAAGAGAAGAAACAAAGACGTAAAGGTCTAGATAGATTTTCTGAAGACGAGGAATTATTTAATGAAAATAGCATTAGTGACTGATCAACACTTCGGTGTTCGTAACGATAATACAAAATTTTTAGACTATTTTGAAAAGTTTTATTCTAATATCTTCTTCCCAAAACTAAAAGAAGAAGGGATTGATACTATTATTGATCTTGGAGATTCTTTTGATAGAAGAAAATTTATTAACTACTACTCACTAGAACGTAGTTACAATATGTTTTATGATATTATTAAAGCTAACAATATGAAAATGTATTCATTAGTTGGTAATCATAATGACTATTTTAAGAATACAAACGATACAAATAGTGTTGACTTATTGTTAAGTAGATACGATAATATAGTATGTGTTAATGAACCTATCACCCAAGACTTTGATGGGCTTGATATAGTACTTTTACCATGGATTAACTCTAGTAACAGGGATGCATCCATTGAGTATATCAAAACCTCAAAAGCACAAGCTTTATTCGGACATCTTGAACTACAAGGATTTGAAATGTATCGTGGTGCGATTAATGACCATGGTGATGATCCTAACTTGTTCAATAAGTTTGACATCGTGTGTAGCGGCCATTTCCATCATAAGTCAACAAGAGGGAATATCAACTATCTTGGATCACCTTACGAAATGACCTGGTCAGATTTTAACGACCCTAAAGGCTTTCATATATTTGATACTGCAACAAGAGAGTTGACTTTTGTACAAAATCCATATACAATGTTTAATAAGGTATGGTATGATGACACTGATGCATCAGTAGCTGATATTGTAGATGAAGACTTCTCTAATCTATCAGGTACATTTGTTAAGGTCATTGTAAAGAATAAGACTAACCCATATTGGTTCGATATGTTTATTGACCGTATCGAGAAAGCAGATGTGAGTCATCTACAGGTAGTAGAAGATCATTTGAACCTCGATCTAGAAGATGATGAAGATTTAGTTAATGAAGCAGAAGACACATTAACAATACTTAAGAAGTATGTTGATCAATTAGATATTAAAGCAGATAAAGTATTAGTAGATCAATTAGTACGAGATTTATATAGTGAAGCGTTAAGTGTATCGTGAAGAAATATATTCATATTAATCAACATAAGATTAGAGCAAATAAGAAACATGGAACTGATGAACCCGTTATCACAATCAAAGAGGGTCGTAAGAATACATATTGCCATGAAGTCAGAATTAATGGAGACTCTATGGTACGCTACGGGGGGAATGATAAGCCTATCCTTCCTTGCGGCGCTCGTGTTGTCATAGAAACTGAAGCAGAAGTAGAAATTATTAGATGATTGTCTTTAAGCAGTTAAAGTGGAGAAACTTTCTCTCTACTGGTGATGCATGGACTACGATTGACTTAAAACGTAATAAGTCAACTCTTATTGTAGGTGAGAATGGTGCAGGTAAGTCGACTATTCTTGATGCATTGTCGTTCGCATTATACGGAAGAGCTTTCCGTAAGATTAATAAACCACAACTAATTAACGCTATCAACGGAAAGAATTCTGTTGTAGAAGTTGCCTTTCAGATCGGTAAGCATGACTATCTGATTAAGAGAGGTATTAAACCAGCTATGTTTGAAATCTGGCAGAATGGTAAAATGATTAACCAGGATGCAGCTGCTCGTGACTATCAAGAGATGTTAGAGAAGCAAATTCTTAAACTAAATCATAAGTCATTTTCTCAGATTGTAGTTCTTGGTTCTAGTACCTTTGTACCTTTTATGCAACTATCTTCTATGAATAGACGTGAAGTAATTGAAGATTTACTCGACTTACAAATCTTCTCTGTTATGAATTCTCTTTTAAAGGAACGTTTAACTGAGAATAGATCTAACCTTATGGAAGTAGATTATCAAATTAACTTGCAAGAAGAAAAAATTTCTATGCAAGAAAAACATATTGATTCTATTGCTGCTAATAGTGCTGATAGAGTTAATGAAAATAGAGATAAGATTCAAGAAGCAGAAGATAAGATTGCAGAGCATGAAGCTACTATTGCAGATCTTAATCAGCAGATACAAACCCTAAATAATACTATACAGGATGAGGAAAAGGTATCTGCAAAGAAGATAAAATTGCAGAAACTTGAATTCGCCATCGAACGTAAGATTGCTGATCTGAAAAAAGAGATTAAATTTTACGAAGACAATGATAACTGCCCTACCTGTAAGCAGAGTATAGATGAGGACTTTAAATGTAATCATCTAGACGGTCGTAAACAAGCATTTAAGGAGACGTCGGACGGTTATGAGCAACTTAGGAAAGAGTTTAATGATACTGTTTCGCGGATGGGTGAAATTCTTGAAACTCAAAATCAAATTAATATTCTGGAAACTAACGTTAATTCTGAAGTTTCTGAAGTTAATGCGCTAAATCGTATTATTAACAGTATTCAATCAGATATCAATAAGATTGAGAACGATAAATCTAGTACAGAGAAAGAGCAAAAGCAGTTAGAGAAGTATAAGAAATCTCTTGAAACTGCTGCGTTAGCTAAGAATGATCTTGCAAGCAAGAAAGCAGTACTAGAAGTAGCATCTATGCTACTAAAAGATTCTGGTATCAAAACTAGAATTATTAGACAATATATCCCTGTAATGAATAAACTTATTAACAAGTATCTTGCTGCGATGGATTTCTTTGTGCAGTTTGAACTTGATGAAAGCTTTAACGAAACTATTCGTTCACGTTACAGGGATGAGTTTTCGTATGCATCATTCTCAGAAGGTGAGAAGATGCGTATTGATTTAGCATTACTCTTTACTTGGAGAGCTATTGCTAAGATTCGTAACAGCGCTTCTACTAACCTGCTTATTATGGATGAAGTATTTGACTCATCTCTTGATAATTCAGGTACAGAAGAGTTCTTAAAAATACTAAATGACTTGACTGCTGATACTAATATTTTTATTATTAGTCATAAAGGCGATCAACTCTTTGATAAGTTTCATAGTGTTATTAGATTTGAGAAGGTAAAGAACTTCTCGAGGATTGCAGCATGAGAATTGAATCCGATATTAAACTTGACTTTAAGAATGTTTTAATTAGGCCTAAAAGGTCTACTCTCACTAGTAGAAAAGAAGTAGATCTAGAGAGAAAGTTTCGATTTAGAAACTATCAAGATCGTATTGATGTCGGCAGACATAATTATTACGGTATTCCAATTATGGCTGCTAATATGGATGGTGTTGGTACTTTTGAGATGGCTGACGAGTTAGCTCGTCATCGACTATTTACTTGTTTGAAAAAATCATATGAGACTCAAGAGCTTGTATGTTATTTTGATCATGATGGTACTGAAGATACTCCAGTAGGGTTACGCACAGAGAATGTTGCGATGTCTATTGGTATTACAGAAGAAGATCATCAAAAGTTTCGTAATGTCTATGAGCAAGTAGATACATTACTTAAATACGTCTGCATTGACGTTGCAAATGGCTATACGGAACGTTTCGTAGACTTCGTAAAGCAGTTTAGAACGCTCTATCCTGAAATTGTTATTATTGCAGGCAACGTATGCACTGCAGACCAAACACAGGAGTTAATATTAAATGGAGCTGATATTATTAAGTGCGGCATTGGTCCTGGTAGTGTTTGTACTACTCGGATTAAAACTGGTGTTGGCTATCCTCAGTTATCGAGTATTATTGAGTGCGCTGATGCTGCTCACGGCCTTGGGGGTCTTATCATTGCTGACGGAGGTTGCTCAAGTCCAGGAGACGTGGCGAAAGCTTTCGCTGCAGGTGCAGACTTTGTCATGCTCGGAGGTATGCTCGCAGGCCATAGTGAAGGAGGAGGAGACGTTATTACCAAATTCTTCAATCCTAAAGGAGAGCACTTCTTCAGAAGCAACGACGAAGAGTACTACCCAGTAATAGAGCAAAAACGTTTCGTCCAGTTCTATGGCATGAGTTCGGAAGCCGCGAACGATAAACATTTTGGCGGGCTTAAGGAGTATAGAAGCAGTGAAGGTCGAGACGTACTTGTACCTTACCGAGGAGCAGTGGGTAATACTGTTCAAGATATCTTGGGTGGTCTGCGTTCAACTTGTACTTATGTTGGCGCAGACTCCCTAAAACGGCTTAGTAAATGTACTACGTTCGTTCAATGTTATGATACACATAATAGGGTGTTTGAAAATGAGTAATATTATAGAAGGGTCATTGAACCCTATGCTTCGTCAAGAGATGGAGCAATTTGATTTTAGCAATCCTCCTACTGATCCAGTTCAACTAACTCTTGATATGATCAAAGCTATGGATGAGGGTAGAGGAGTTGGATTATCTGCAAACCAGATGCAACTACCATATAGAGTATTTGTCATGGCTGGTGATCCTTCTTTCGCATGTTTTAATCCACGTATCACTGCAACTGGTGATGAATTAGTTGTTATGGAAGAAGGCTGCTTATCATATCCTGGTATGATTTGCAAAGTAAAAAGGCCTCAATCTATTCGTGTAAGATTTCAAGACCCGTATGGTAATGCAATCGTGAAAAAGTTTACAGGAATGTCTGCAAGAATTTTTCAGCATGAATTAGATCATTTGAATGGAGTGGTGTTTTATGAGCAGGCTAACAGATACCATAAAGAGATGGCTATCAAAAAATATAAAAAGTTGCAGAAAAGACTTGCCGCTGCGTGAGTTAGCAACTATAATGTATAAATATATGACTGTGGTGCCCTTCCACCACGCTAATAAAACTAGGAGTTTATATGTCTAAAGAATACTACTATTCTGAAATCTTTCATTCTATTCAAGGCGAAGGCCAATATACAGGAGTTCCAACTGCCTGGTTGAGGTTCTTTCTCTGCAATCTGCAGTGTAACGGTTTTGGTCAACAGGACCCTACCGATGAGTCAACATATATTCTCCCGTATCAAGATATCGATCCTAATGACTATAAAGTTATGGAGGACTTACCTGTTTTTGAATTTGGTTGTGATTCATCGTATTCGTGGTCAAAAAAATTCAAGCAGCTGCAGCGTATCGGTACGGTAGAAAAAATTGCATCTATTATTCGAATTCATATGAAGAGTGATTGGAACCCTCGAGGTTTATTCAACTTTAATGATACAAATCAACACATGTGCTTTACAGGAGGTGAACCTCTTATGAAGCATGGTCAAGAAGCATCAGTCGGTATAATGAAAACGTTTCAAGAAGAAGGAGATGCACCTTTTTCAGTAACTTATGAAACTAATGGAACTCAACCCTTGACTGATGACTTTATTTCATACTATAATAGCTTTATTGATGATGGCAGAGAACTGTTCTTTTCAGTGTCTCCAAAGCTATGGTCAGTGGCTGGTGAGAAAGCAAAGAAAGCTATCAAGCCAGAAGTAGTTAAGAAGTATTCAGAGCTATCCCCTAGCGGTCAATTAAAGTTTGTCATTAACGGAACTAAAGAGTCTTGGGACGAAATGGAAGACGTTATTGACAACTTTAGGGCTGTGGGTTGTAATTATCCTGTATGGGTAATGCCTGTCGGAGCTACTGTTGAAGGACAGAAGCTAGTCGATGGAGATGTCGCGCATGAAGCATTCAAGCGTGGTTATAATGTGGCAGCTAGAGTGCACACATACCTTTTCGGTAATCTAATTGGAGTCTAAAATATGTTAGGTATTGATTTTAGTCAAGTTAATCGTAGCTTGATGATCAAGCTTGCACTGATGCATGTATTCATCATCGGTCTTGCAAATTATGTAGTTCAGTTCGGTGGTATAATTCCTATCGTCGATCTAAAATTCACTTGGGGAATGTTTGTATTCCCGTTAGTAGTTGTTGCTACTGACTTGACAGTACGTTTAACCAACAAGTATCTTGCACGTGCAGTAGTAGGTGCAGCATTTGTACCCGCTATTATTATTAGCGGCTTTATCGCTGATTGGCGTATTGGTTTTGCTAGTGCATTTGCGTACTTAATTGGTCAGCTGTTTGATATTACAATCTTCCAGCGCATTCGTGAGCGTATGACTGATATGTGGTGGGTAGCACCTGCTCTATCAACAGTAGTAGCAAACGTCGTTGATACTTACTTGTTCTTCTGGGCAGCTTTTGCTGGAGGTACAAACGAGTTTATGGCAGCTAATTGGCTTGAAATTGCAACTGTAGATGTATTCTTTAAGATAGGTACTTCTTTAATTGTATTCCTTCCAGTCTATGGTATTCTACTTTCATACTTGCGTAAGCGTATGTTGGTCGACTAAGGTATAATGCACTCTAGTTTCACAGGTGATATATGAAATATTTTTCAACTAAAACATATGGCCATGAGAGAGGACTCTCATGCGCCTTCCGTCAACCAAATGCTACTCACAGTCATTGTAGTTTAATTCATGGTTATGCATTGTCATTTAAATTTACTTTTGGATGTGATAATCTAGATGATAAAAACTGGGCAGTTGACTTTGGCGGATTAAAAGAATTAAAGCAGTGGTTAGAAGATAACTTTGATCATACTACTGCAGTAGATAAAGACGATCCTTTCTTACCAGACTTTCTTGAGATGGAGAAGAAAGGATTGATGAAAGTAAATGTGATGGATGGTGTAGGATGTGAAAAGTTCGCACAACATGCATACATCTTTGCAGATAAGTTAATTAGAGATCAGACTAATAATAGGTGCTGGTGTCAAGAAGTAGAAGTGAGAGAGCATGGTGCAAATAGTGCACTAGTTAAGGATGGTTATTAATGGGTAAGGTGGCAAGTGCAGTTATTGAAAGCATGATCAAAGATGGTAAACGTTTTTGGGCTGGAGATAATGTATCAGATTATATGAGTGAAGAGACGAAAAAAGCTCTGATCGAAGAAACTACAGAAGCATTTGAAGGTGTATTAGATTGTTTGTTAATTGATAGAGCAAACGATCCTAATTCACATGGTACAGCAAGACGATTAGCTAAGATGTACTTTAATGAGATTATGGCTGGTCGTTATGATGAAAGACCAGCTGCCACAGCGTTTCCTAATCAAGGTCCTGATGCATATACTGGTATGCTTGTAGTAAGGTCTGAGCTTAGGTCTATATGTTCCCATCACCATCAACCAGTAAATGGTGTAGCATACATTGGAATTATTCCAAGTGAGAAGGTTATAGGACTATCTAAATATACACGTATTGCGCAATGGTGTGCTCGTAGAGGTACATTACAAGAAGAGCTTGCTAATGATATCTCAAAAGAGATCCAGAAAGCAACAGGTAGTCAAGATGTAGGAGTATACATTCAAGCTACTCATGGATGTTGTGAAAATCGAGGTATTATGGCTCATAGTTCACTTACACAAACTACAGTGTTAAAAGGGTACTTTCATCATGACCATGGTACTAAAAAAGAGTTTATGGATAATATTAAACTACAACAAGAGTTTGCACCTAGATGATAACACTGACTGAGTCAGCACAAAAATACTTAGAAGAAGTCGGACAACCAAACGTATGGCTATCAGTCAAAGGCGGTGGTTGCTCCGGCTTTCAGTATGTATGGGATACAACAGATAAAGAGCCTACAATAGGTAATCTTGCTATTGATCCGATCGCTGAGATGTTTGTACTAGGATGCACAGTCGATTACGTAACAGAATTAGGGGGTTCATACTTGAAAGTCATCAATCCGAACGCTACTGCCTCCTGTGGATGCGGGGAATCTTTCGCCGTATAACTTGTAACACTTTGTTTTGTTACAGGAAAAAAGTTCGTTTTTTCACAAAAAAACAGTTGATTTATTTCTCTAGGTAGTCTATTATAAGGTATAAGATGAGGAGATAGAGAAATGGAAAAAGCACTCGTAGATTATATCAATGCTCAGCGTAAAGAAGCTGAGGAGTTTTCTAAGCAGCCAGGCTGCTGGATGGGTAGTATGGTATCACCAGACGATACCGCGTACTGGAACGAGCGTGTTCCTTCAGGTACGCTTGCTGAATTCAGGCGTATTGAGCTTGAAGAGGATGCATACTACATCACAGCTGATGCGTATAGCAAGTCTTACGCTCGCTCACTAGACCTTGCATCTATGACTGATGCAGAGTTAGAAGAAGTAATCAAAGACGCATGTAACTCAATAGAACGTGAGCGTAAGTTTTACGAAGAAGAAGAAAAGCGTGCAAAAGAAGAGGAGCAAAAGCTAGCGGAATCGCTAGGTATTGATGTTCCGACTCTGCAACGCTGGATGAAGGAGGCTGCATAATGAAGTTAGCATATTGTGATTATATTGGTAAGTTAATCAATACAACTCTACTTCAAGACTCTACGTCTCCAGAAGGTTATATTACATCTACAGATGGTGTAAAAATGGATCTTCATCCGATTGGTGGTTATTTTGTATCAACGAAAAAGACTATTGATTGCAGTGATATGAATGGTAAGAAGTATCGCATCACAGTGGAGGAAATCGATGAGTAGTGGATATAAAATTAAGGTGAAATGGGAAGAGCTTCTTGTAAAAGGTTTTTGTGAAGGACTATATGTCGACAAGTATATCAAATGCCTGTCTCTAAAAGAAGCTTATAAGCTAGTTTCTATGTTAAACAAGGACGATAAAGTGCGTTCGATCGATATGGAAAGAATTTAACAGTTGCCTTTTTTCTCAGAAGTTCGTATAATAAGAGATAATCAGGAGAGAGGTTACTATGCGTATTCGAATTGAGAGTGAAGCATTCAGAGCTGCAGAAGCAGCAGGTCTTGATAATGATAACTGCATTAAGTATCATTATTACGTAGAAAAGAGAAAGCGTATCAATCGTACTGGTCGAGCTGCTTTCAAAGATTCTACTAAAGATAAAGTGTATAGTGCTGAGTTTGCTTTTCAACGAAAGTATGGGAAAGAAAATTTCAAAAAGTTTAACAGCTATGATACGGCTAGAGCTTATCTTAAGAGAGTTATCAAGTCGAAATTATGGCAACAATTGGCTCAAGGTCGTTATGTAGAGCTAATTGAGAAGAAGAATATGGGTGGTAGAAGTCGTACCGCTGGTGTATCATGGGGTAGTAGGATACAGTTATGTCCGAACTATGGTATGAACGAATATGTCTTGCTGCATGAACTGGCTCATAGTTCAGGTAACATGCATCATGACATTAGCTTCCGAAAGGATCTATTGCGTCTAGTGTCTAGATTTATAGGCAGAGAGGCTGCAAAGATACTTAAGGAAGAATTTAAGAACGCTGGATTGAAGATGTCAAGGAAAGCATCTATACTCGATCCAGTAGAATGGAACCGCCGTCAAGAACGGCTCGTAATTCTGAGGAGTAAAAAGAATGCGTGATTTAACTAAATTTCAGCAGCAGATTTGGGCTGCACCAACAATTGATCAAAAGCGTCGTATTGCCATGGAAATGGTAGACGTATCACATGCCAAGAAAGAGACGAAGTATAGGCACCATCGTACTATACTAGCAATGAAATCAGCAACTCGTATTGACCAGTGGGCAGCTAACTATGCTTTTGCTGGGGAAGGGATGCGCGTATGATGAAGCAGTATACACAAGGTGGAGTAGTTTACTTGGTTGATTTTATTAATCGAGAAACTAAAGCAGTAGACTTTCAAAAGTTTGGTCATACTCGTTTTGTTGATGTCGCTGATAGGTTTAAAGTGGAACCCGATCAGTACGCTAAGTGGGAAATTAGAGTACTCGCAAAAGCACATAATAATGATATAGAAAAAGTTAAAGGCGCAGAAGAAGCTTTTCATTCTGTATTTCCGAAAAACCTCTGGATCGAAGAAAAGATTGGAGGAGTAACTGAAATAGTTGAAATGGATGGTAAAACACGCTATAATGCAATACAGTGTGTAAGACGTCTTAACGAAAAATGGAAAAAAGAGAAGTCACGATATGAAAATAGCGCATGAAGCTCCATTGAGCATTATGAATCAAGTGCAAAGAGTTACTGATTATGATTATGCTCTAGTACATCTATTTAAGGATAGTGAACCATACTATGGATTCTTTCAACGAGCATTGCAAGATGGGCGTGAAGTAATTCTAGATAACTCTATCTTTGAACTCGGTACTGCATTTACAGGTAATGAATTTGCTTATTGGGTTACTAATTTATCTCCTACTTGGTATATTGTGCCAGATGTCTTAGACAACGCAGATGCTACTATTAATAGCTTTGAGACGTTTATGGATGAATTTTCTGGCTTACCAGGTAAAGCTATTGCAGTAGCTCAAGGTGAAACATATAATGATGTAGTGCGTTGTTATAATTATTTTAAGAGCGATTCTCGAGTAGAAAAGATTGCATTCTCGTTTAATCATCCTTTCTATCAAACTGAATTTTCTGATGCACCTACGAAGTATCATGCTATGATGAAAGGTAGACAGCAGATGATTAGCAGGTTGATAGCTGAGAATGTTATTGATACTAATAAGCCGCATCATTTGTTAGGGTGCGGCCTACCTCAAGAGTTTAAATTCTATAAAGAGATGCATTGGATTGATTCAGTAGATACTTCTAATCCGGTGATGCATGGTATGCATGATATCAGGTATACACCAGAGGGTCTAGAGAATAAAGAGTCTGTAAAGATGCATACTCTTATGGAAGAAGACTATACAGATAAGATTGGTCTTATCTATAGTAACATTGCTACGTTTAGAGGTTTTTGTAATGGCGAAAGAGAAGAAATGGATATCAATCTTCTCTCAGAGTGGCTCTGAGATCGTTGCGTTAGGAGAGAAGCTAGGTTTCTCTCCTGACTATATTTTTACTAATAATAGTAATACAGCTGATTGGCATCCTGATTTAAATCGTAATAATAAAGTACGAGTTTACTCACATAAAGGTATAGAGGAAACTCTAGAGATCTTTAGTGAACAATATGATTGTTTTGTTACCCTCCATGGATACTTACGTATTCTTAGTCCTAAGATATGTAACCTACCTTTAGACATCTATAATGGGCACCCTGGTGCTATTGATATGTACCCAGAATTAAAAGGTAAAGATCCACAAGAAAAGGTGTGGACTAATCTAGCAAAGTATACTACTATAGGATCAGTGGTACATAAAGTTACTGCCGTAGTTGATGACGGTGATATTGTTAGCAGTGTTCATTATGTTAATAGATGTAGTACAAAAGAAGAATTATATAGCAAGTTGAGAGAAGCCTCTCTTCAATGCTGGTATCTATTTATGGTGAGGGTATAAAATGAAAATTGGTATTGCTGGGACTCATAGTACTGGTAAGACGACTTTGCTTAATGCATTGCGTTCAGAAGATATGTTTAAAGACTATGAGATCTGCGATGAAGTAACTAGACAGGTGCGTAGTTGGGGTTTCGATATTAACGAAGCTGGTAATGATATTACGCAACGTCTAATTATGATGAAGCATATTGAAAATGTATTCATGTATGATGATATGATTACTGATAGAGTTTGTCTTGATGGTCTTGTATATACGAGATGGCTCTATGAGAATGATAAAGTATCTGGTGATACATTTCTATTTGCAGAAGAAGTATTTGATAAAGTTTGGTCTGAATATGATGTGGTATTCTGGTTACGTCCTGAGTTTGCATTAGTAGAAGATGGAACTAGGTCTATGGATCTAAACTTTCGTAATGAGATCGATAACTTGTTTGAGCATTATGTGACTAGTAAAAACTTAAATGTAGTCAAGTTATCTGGTTCGGTACGAGAACGTGTAAATAAGGCATTAGAGGTATTAAATGAGCAATAAAGACATTCTTAACGATCTTGTATCAGTTCATCTCGGTAAAGCAGGAGACGGTTCAGTCGTAAAACCGTATGTGACTCCTGATGAGATTGATGCGAGCCTACTTGTACCTGTACCGCGTAATTTAAATCGCGAACAGTATGATATTAACGAAGATGACTTACCATTTGAAGGTTTTGATACATGGAACTGTTATGAAGTATCAGCTCTTCTAGAAAATGGATATCCAGTATCTGGTGTAGTTAAACTGACTTACCCAGCTAGTTCGAAGTTTATTGTAGAGTCAAAATCACTTAAACTATATTTGAACTCTTTCAATATGGCTAGAGTAGCTAAAACGTTGACTGATGCAATTGGTAATATAGAGAAGCAAATCTATGAAGATCTAACCAAAGCATTAGAGGTAGAAGAATTTGATGTAGATGTAGCGTTTTATGATTATAAAACTCAAGAAGATTTTAATCGGGCTCCAGATGCAGTTAAAAATGTATTCACACCACTAGAAGATCTAGTAGATATAGAAGACATGGAGTTCAAAGAATATAATGAAGACCCTGATATTCTTGAAGTAGTAGATAATAATTCAATGTTCAGTTACCGTGTAACTAGTAATGCATTGAGATCTAACTGCCGTGTTACTAATCAACCTGACTGGGGTGATGTATATATTGCAATTGATGGACCGCAAGTAGTAACTCCTGAATCATTATTGCGTTATATTGTATCGATGAGACGTGAGAATCATTTTCATGAAGAGATTTGTGAGTGTATCTATAAGAGATTGTATGATATTCTTCCACGTGAGAGTAATATTGCAGTAATATGTTTATATACTCGTAGAGGTGGTATTGATATTAACCCTGCTCGTGGAACAGATGAGTACTACTTAGATTCATTTGCAAGAGCTCTTAGCGATCCATATGATGCACATAAAAAGACTGCGAGGCGATAATGCGTAAATTTATTAATCATACGTCTGTAAGTTTAGTTAAATCACTAATGCGTATTAGTGCATGCGGTTATCTATACATGGGAAGTTTAGAAGGAGCTGCACTTATGCTATTCGCAGCTGAAATCCTAGGTATTGGCGAAGAGCTAGTATGAAGGATAAAAACGTTGAATCAGTACGCCAGATGCTCTATAATAGAATGGAGACTGGATATAAGAAGTACGGTGTAACTACCGAACGTACTGATATAGATTTACAAGGATGGCTACAGCATCTACAAGAAGAGTTGCTTGATGCGGCCGTCTATATTGAAAGGCTAAAAGATGAACTTACACAAACTAGATTACATGAGAGTACTGGAGCAGGAAGTAGCAACTCTTCGTACTCGTCTACAACCTCACGATACGGGGCATATCCATACGACTATAAGCACGTTACAGTCACGTATAAAGGAGATCGAGGAAGAGGTAAAAAATGAAACTAAAACAAGCTTTGAACTCTCTGCCTGATACAGGTAAAAATGTATTAGCAGTATTATCAGGTGGTCTTGATTCTTCTATCATGACTATGATGCTGGTAGAAAAATATGGAGCTGACCGAGTAGTCGCCCTATCATATAATTATGGTCAAAAGCAAAAGATCGAATTAACTAAAGCTAAAGAATTATGTGCTCATCTAAACGTGAAGCATAAAGAGCTTGATCTAGGTATCTTAGGAGAGATTGCTAAGCCAATCTCTGCTAACATTGGTGGTACTGATGTAGCGATGCCTACGATTAAGGATGTGTTAGGGGATCCTCAGCCTAAGACATATGTGCCATTTCGTAATCTCATCCTCCTCTCTCTGACAATGGCACAGGCTGAGTCCTCTAACGCATCGCATGTATTTACAGGTCTACAAGTACATGATGAATATGGCTATTGGGATACATCGCAGAAGTTTGTTGATAGTCTTAATGCTGTAGCAGTACAGAATAGAACTCATCAGGTTTCTATTATGGCTCCTTTCTCTCATCTATCTAAACAACAAGAGATTGAAATCTGTAAAGAGATTGGTAAAGAGGATTTGCTTATTCATACTCTTACTTGTTATGATCCAGATGAAGAAGGTCGTAGCTGCGGCAAATGTCCTTCATGCGCAGAACGTATTATGAACTTTGCTAAGGCAGGTATGGTAGATCCTATTCCATATCAGAAAGAAATACCTTGGAGTGATATAATTAATGTGTAGTATTATTGGTTCTTTCTCTACGGATAAGATCGTTGAACTAGCTAAGTTAAACGAATATCGAGGTACATATTCTCATAGTATCACGTATATACATAGGTATACTATGAGTATCCTTAGCGTCTCCCGGGGGGAAGGACCTTTACTATATGATACTATAAGAGTACCAGATGATCATTATTGCATTGTTCATCAACAAGCTCCTACGACTGATAAGTCATTAGATAATATTCACCCTGCTTCTATTGGTAATCATCTCTTGTGGCATAATGGTATTATTAAAGAAAAAGAAATAAAACGCTTGCAATCTAAACATGAATCAACATATAATTGGGATACTAAATTAATCCTTAGACAGTTGATTGATGATGATACCCCTGATGATATCGACGGAACGTTTAGTTGTGTATGGTACGATGGGTCAGATATTTTAGTGTTTAGAAATGAAATAAGTCCTCTATTCATAGACGACGAGCTAAATATTTCATCAACGAAATTTGACGGTAGCAGTTCTATCGAACCAAACATTATGTTCACGCTTGGTACTTCCCACCCTAAACATAATCTACCGATACTTGAACCTGTAGGTGAGTTCTCAACTGTAGAGAACCCTTATTATTTTGGAGAATAAAATGATTCATATTGCATCAGGTATGAGTAAATCCTCATTAACTAATGTACAACCTGAAGATATTCAACCTAATGCGGTTGATCTTCGTGTAGATAAAATCTTTGAAAGTCTTGGTACACCTTTTGTATTAGATGAAGATAAAAAAGAGCATCGAGCATCTCAGGAATTGATGCCTGATGAGAATGGCTATTGGAGTCTTAATCCAGGGTCATATGAGATTGTAATGGAGAATATTATCGATGTGGGACAAGGTGAAGCAGGTTTTGTTATTACTAGATCAACGCTTAATCGAAACGGGGTGTTTATTACTTCTGGTTTGTACGATTCTGGTTATAACGGTATAATGGCAGGCTGTATGCATGTTAATAATGGTATATTTAAGTTAAAGAGAGGAACGCGCGTAGGTCAATTCTTACTTTTTGAATCTGAGACTCTTGGTTTATATGATGGAGACTATGGTTTGAATAAAGAACATGATAAGCGATATGGTGTTAACTAATGGAAATTTCGATCTCAGTAGAAGAGTTAAAGAAAGCGAAACTATTTGTCGCTACTCCAATGTATGGAGGTCAGTGTGCAGGTATGTTTTGTCGATCAACTAATGACTTATCTGCATTATGTGCTCATTATGGCATTGAAGTCAAATTCTACTATCTCTTTAATGAGAGTCTAATTACAAGAGCTCGTAATTATTGTGTAGATGAATTTATGCGTTCTGAATGTACACATCTTATGTTTATTGATAGTGATATTGGATTCGATGCTAAAGATATTATTACTTTACTAGCACTTGCGTTGCAAAATAATGGTGAAAATGATTATGATATTATTTGCGGCCCATATCCTAAGAAGTGTATTTCATGGGAAAAAATTAAAGCAGCAGTAGATAAAGGTGTTGCTGATGAAGATCCTAATGTACTTGACAACTTCGTAGGTGATTACGTCTTTAATCCAGTAGGCGGCCAGCCTCAGATTAAGATTGATGAGCCTGTAGAAGTTATGGAAGGTGGTACAGGCTTTATGCTTATACGTAAAAATACCTTCGAGAAATATAAAGAAGCATATCCTGAGTTCTCTTATAAGCCTGATCATGTTCGTACTGAGCATTTTGATGGTACTAGAGAGATTCATGCTTATTTTGATTGTGTTATTGACCCTGATTCAAAACGTTATCTATCAGAAGATTATATGTTTTGTCAGTGGTCTAGAAAGATTGGTCTTAAGCTATGGTTCTGTCCGTGGATGAAACTACAGCATGTAGGTACTCATATCTTCGGTGGTAGTCTTGCAGATCTTGCGTCTGTAGGAGCAGCTGCTACTGCTGATATTAGTAAGCTAGGAGGTAAAAAGAAGGCTAAGTAATGGGTTCTTCAGCACGTACACTTCGTAATTGGCGAGGGTTGCGTACGTTGAAAGAAGCTGTGATTGATCGTGATGATTATTTTAATTTGTGGAGCTATAATATGAAATTCTCTGAAGATACGATAAACGTATTGAAGAACTTTTCGACTATCAACCCTTCGATTCTGTTTAAACCAGGTCAAATTCTGAGCACTGTATCGCCTCAGAAGACTATTATGGCAAAAGCAGTTATTGAAGAAGATATCCCTGCTAAAGGCGGTATCTATGAACTATCGAGATTGCTCGGTGTGATGTCTCTATTCGAAGATGCTGTTATACAGTTTAAAGAGACTCATATGAGAGTACAAGACAGTAAACGTGCAGTTAATTATACGTTTGCTGAAGAAACTATGATTGTGACCCCTCCTGAAAAGGATATCACTTTCCCTAATCCAGAGGTTGAAGTAACGGCTGAATGGAATGATATCCAGGGCGTACTTCGAGCGGCTGGTGTAATGCAATTACCTGAGATTGCTCTTAGTGGTAAAGATGGTAATGTATTGATTGAAGCAGTTAATTCGAAAGATCCGACTGCTGATATCTATAGTGTAACGATCGGTGAAACTGATAAAGAGTTTCGTATGATCTTTAAAACGGAGAACTTAAAGTTGATTAACTACAACTATAATATTAAGATCTCATCAAAAGGTATTGCTCAGTTTGAGAGTACCAATCAAGTTGGTCCAAAACTGCAGTATTGGATCGCAACAGAAACAAACTCTTCGTACGGAGGATAGTATGGCTGAACAACAGCAACAGGCGCCAGGCCTTTCACTGGCAGATCTGCAAAACGTCATTGTGTTTATTGACGCAGCAGTACAGCGCGGAGCAATCCGTGGGGAAGAGCTCACAGCAGTAGCAGCTCTTCGTGAACGTTTCACTACATTTGTTCAGGCAAATCAACAGGCGCAAGAAGCTCCAGTTGATACTACTGAGGAACCATCTACAGAAGAAGCCCCTGAATAAACAGTAGGATTATATTATGTTTCGTGATGAATTTTTGTGGGTTGAAAAATATCGTCCTCGGATGATAGATGATTGTATCTTGCCTGATGACCTTAAGCATACGTTTAAGACATTTATTGGGCAAGATAATATACCTAATCTCCTTCTAGCTGGTGGTCCTGGTGTAGGTAAAACTACAGTAGCACGAGCCATGCTAGAGGAGATTGATTGTGACTATATTGTTATTAATGGTTCTATGAATGGCAATATCGATACGCTGAGGCATGAGATTAAAAACTTTGCCTCAGCTGTATCCTTTACTGGTTCTCGTAAATATGTAATTCTAGATGAGGCTGACTATTTAAATCCTAATAGTACGCAGCCTGCTCTCCGTAACTTTATGGAAGAGTTTTCTAAGAATTGCGGATTTATTTTTACTTGTAATTATAAGAACCGTATTATTAGTCCTCTACATTCAAGATGTAGTGTAGTTGACTTTAAGATTCCTGGTAATGAAAAACCTGCGATTGCTGCTAAGTTCTGGGAAAGAACTATGAAGATACTTGACATGGAAAATGTTACGTATGATAAAAAGGTAATTGCAGAAGTAGTTAATAAATACTTTCCTGATTGGCGTAGAGTTCTAAATGAACTTCAACGTTATAGTGCAACAGGTAGTATTGATTCTGGTATCCTTTCTAAAGTAAAAGATATTAGTATTACTAGTCTTATTGAGTCAATGAAGACTAAGAAGTTTAGCGAAGTACGTAAATGGGTTGCTAGTAATATAGACAATGAACCTACTGCTATCTTTCGCAAACTATACGATAATGCTCATGAGCATTTAGAACCATCGTCTATACCTCAGTTAGTATTAACGATTGCTGACTATCAATATAAATCAGCATTTGTAGTAGATCAAGAAGTTAACATGGTAGCATGTTTAACTGAACTAATGGTACAATGTGAGTTTAAGTAATGGAAGATCAAAAGTATCAAACCAGAACTTGCTCTATATGTGGTACACTAATTGAAGAAGACATGCCTGGTGTTGTTTTCCATAGTAAGGATATTGAATATGCTTGCTGTGAAAAATGCGTCAGCAAAGTCGAAAATGAGGTAATGAGCGATGAAACCATTTGACTTTGTTAATTCTGCTTCATATAGTAAAGAAGATCTTATACGGGAGAGTGACAATCCAGAACTAGCTGAGAAGACCTATGCACCTTTTCTAACTAACAAAGCATTTTCATATCATGTTGATACTATTATGTACGCTAATGAGATGAATATGCGAAGCGCTCTTGAAAATCAACTAGCATTCGACTATTACCTAAATAGTATCAGACCACAGAAAAGATTCGCGAAGTGGATTAAGAAAGATACTAGCGATAATCTAGAAGTAGTAAAAGAATATTATCAGTATAATTATGAAAAAGCTGAACATGCTTTATCATTATTGTCGCAAGAGCAACTGATTGAATTGAAAAAAAGATTGGAAAAGGGTGGTAAATCATGACCTCACTAGAAAGTATGGTCGAGGTGAAGCTAGCTGAAGAAGAAGACTTCTTAAAAGTACGAGAAACGCTAACTCGTATTGGTGTCGCCTCCCGTAAAGATAGAACACTATATCAGTCGTGTCATATACTTCACAAACAAGGTAAGTACTATATCGTACATTTTAAAGAGCTGTTTGCTCTTGACGGTAAACCTACGAACTTTGCAGAGGAAGATATTGCGCGCAGAAATACAATTGCAAATCTCTTAACTGAATGGGGTCTTATTACATTAGTTGATCCAATTAAAACAGAAGAGCCAGTTGCACCTTTGAGTCAAATTAAAATTATTTCTTACAAAGATAAAGATGCTTGGGAATTAATAACTAAGTATAATATTGGTAAGAAAAAATAGTTGCCTTCCTGAACAGGAAGACCTATATATAATGTAGGATGCCACGTACGTGGGTCCGCTACAACCTTGCTTTAATGGAGGTCAATTATGACAAGCAATACTTTTACTTTCCCTCGTGGTGCGTTCGTTGGTTTCGACCACATCTTTAACGATCTTGAAAGAATGGCAACAGCCCATCAGAAAGATCATTATCCGCCCCACAACGTAGTAAAACATAGCGACGATGAGTATCTTATCGAGCTCGCAGTCGTTGGATTCAAACAAGATCACATCGATATTACGATGCATGATGGTATCCTAACCGTCAAAGGCAATCGTGAGTCTCGTAGAGATCAGAGTCTATATGTGCATAAAGGTATTAGTGGTCGTAAATTCGAGAGATCATTCCGACTCTCTGAATTTGTAGAAGTAACCGGAGCCGATCTTGAGGATGGATTGCTTACAATTCACTTGGAGCGTATCATCCCAGAAGAAAAGCGTCCCCGTTCAATTAAAATTAACAACGGGGTATCAAATGACCGCACTAGCACTACAAAGCCTGAGCTTCTCAACGAAGCTTCTTAATGGCTTATTTTCAGCAATAAAGAAAACTCTTCAAGGTATGATGGTTGGCTACATTCTAGCTAGACAATCTTCAGTCAATAGGATTGTTGCGCAGCAGCTTATCGATGCAGGAGAATACAGACAAGATCAGTATTACGAAGTATTGCATAAGATGAACCAGCAATGCATTGCATCTATCCATAAGGAATTTGGAAATGCATAAACTGAAAACCTTCTGGAAAAGTTTATGGATGGACCCAGTAACTAAGTATCTTTCACAATCTAGAGATCACGTTGATCTAGAGCAAAGAATGAAAGAGCTTCAGAGAAAAGGTATCTGGATCTGATGTGGCCTTATACTGAAGAAGAAGCTGACTTTATTAGCTAAATATAGTAGGAGCGGGCAACCGCTCCTATACACACAACACACACAGGAGACTAAGATGTCCAAAAATCCATTCGAATTACGTTTTGATGTACTAAAAATGGCAAAAGAAATGATGGACCGGCAATATGATCTTGCTGAAAATCAATTTTATCAAATGCTTGATAATGCCAAAGAACAAAATAAAGATTTAATAGAAATATATGAAAAGTACACGCCTAAGATGTATCATCCAACTGAGGTGATGAAAAAGGCGGATGAACTCTATAAGTTCGTTTCCAAGAAAGACTAAATATAAGGGCACGCAAGTGCCCTTTTTAGTTTAGGAGCTGTAGATGCACGTGCATGACCCAGACCAAAAGTGTAACAAATGCAAGTGTCCTTGTCATTGTTACGCAGATGTTTGCCCTACTTGTGCAAATGATGTCTGTGAAATATGCGATTGCGGTAGAACAGGTTCCTATCAAGACATACCCAATTCATTTATAAAAGAGAACACGTAATGGCAGAGAAAAACTGGCAATATTGTTTAGAAACAATTCTACATCACGAAGGTGGATATGTAAACCATCCAAAAGACCCAGGCGGTGAAACTAACCTAGGTGTTACTAAACGGGTGTATGAAGAGTTTGGCGGAACAAAAGACATGAAAGACTTGACAGTAGAAGATGTCGAGCCTATTTACAAAAAGAATTACTGGGACAGAGTTAAGGGCGATGATTTGCCTGCAGGTTTAGATCTGTGCGTCTTTGATTTCGGTGTAAACGCTGGCACAGGACGGGCTGCGAAATACTTACAAGAATTAGTTGGCGCTGGTGTAGATGGGGCTATTGGTCCTGGTACATTAGGTAAGGTCAATGAGTTTGTAAGCATGGAAGGCCTGGAAGGTACAATTGAAGAGTACCAGAGACGTCGCCAAGGATATTATGAATCTCTTTCAACTTTTGACACATTTGGCCGCGGTTGGACCAGACGGGTTGAAGAGACAACTCAATTAGCTTTAGATTTAGCTAAAGAATAATCAACGGAGAAGTAAATGTTTAAGTATATTGTTGCGGCTGTTGCTGCAATGACAATTTCCTCTATGGCTGTTGCTGAGGGGCTTTCAACATCAATCGGTGCAGAGCGTAATTTAGAAACTGAAATTAACTCAGTTTATTCTTCTGTAAGTTATGGTATTGCTACTGTAACAACTACCTTAGAAGACACAGCAGTTGATAACATGAAGTTTAATCTATCAACTGTAGAAGTAGACTTTGCGCAGCCAATCGGTGCTACTGGAATTGAAGTCTATATGGATAATGATTTTGATAATGATTTTAAACATACTGCAACTACAGTAGGTGCAAAATTCACCTTCTAAGAGAAGTATGAAAGTTTTATGAAATTATGAGATTTTGGTCTATATACTCATAGTGAGGATAAGCGCAACTTATCCTCACTTTTATACCAAAAATCAACTTATTGGAGACAAGTATGAGAAAACTTGCCGTAGTATTATTTAGCATGCTATTTGCGACTTCAGCATTTGCACGTGATCAAATCTCAGTTGTCGGATCATCGACAGTATTCCCCTTTTCAACTACAGTAGCAGAAAAATTTGGCCAGACTTCAAACTGGCGCACTCCTGTAGTAGAATCCACAGGCTCAGGTGGCGGTATTAAAATGTTCTGTAAAGGCATTGGAGCTACTACACCTGACATCGCTAACGCATCAAGAGCAATTAAACAATCTGAAATTGATTTCTGTGCTTCTAATAGTGTAACACCTATTGAATATCTTATCGGGTATGATGGTATTACAATTTCGAATTCTAAGGACGGAATTAGATTTAATTTAAGTAAAAGCGATATTTTTAATGCAGTGTCAGAACAAGTATTGATCAAAGGTGAATGGGTTAAAAATCCATATACTATGTGGAACCAAATTAACTCTGAGCTGCCAGATTTAAAGATCGATGTGATGATCCCTCCAACAACATCTGGTACTAGAGATGCATTTGTTGAGTTAATTATGCATGCGCATTGCAAAAAGAACTTAGGTATGTCTAAGAAAGAATATAAAGCAATGTGCACACAAGTACGTACAGATATTCATGTAGTACAGATGGGCGAAAATGATAATCTAATTATTGAAAAGCTTGTTAACGAGAAAGATCGTTTAGGTGTTTTCGGGTTTTCATTTTTAGATCAGAATATAGATAAAGTACAAGCATCAGTTATTGATGGTGTAGAACCCACATTTGAAACTATTGCAGATGGCTCATATGCTGTATCACGGCCTTTATTCTTTTACGTAAAGAAAGAACATATTGGTGTTATTCCAGGACTAGAAGAATATACTAAGTTGTTCATGTCAGATTTAATGATCGGTGATAACGGCGTATTAGTTGATCAAGGACTTATACCTCTTCAAAAATAACAGTTGACTTTTGATACAAGAGGCGCTATTATAAGAATAATGATAGCGCCTCTTTCTATGTAATGGTAATATGAACTTCTATACTAATATTCATTCCTATAAAGGTAAGTTACTTCTACGTGGCTACGATAAAGGTACTCGTATGCAACGTAAGATTGATTATAAACCTTACCTCTTTATTAACTCTAAAACTGGTAATAGTGATTACCATACTCTGCAAGGTAAACCTGTAGATCGTATAGACTTTGCTTCTATCTCAGAAGCACGTGAGTTTGTACAACGATATCAGGATGTGCATGGTATTACGTTTCACGGACTTACGCAGTTTCAATACGTGTATCTTCAAGATGAATACCCTGAAGATGTAGTTGAATATGATCGAGATTTAATTCGTGTATTGAATATTGATATCGAGGTTGCAGCTGATGAAGGGTTCCCTTCTATTGAGTTAGCTGATAAGCCTATTACTGCTATTACTATGAAGCATAAAGACAAGTATTGGGTCTTTGGATGCGGTGAGTATACAGTTAAAGATGATAATGTAAAGTATGTAAAGTGTGCTGACGAAGCTACTCTTATTATGAAGTTTCTAGATGTATGGCGTCAGATTGATCCAGATATTGTTACTGGATGGAACGTAGAGTTCTTTGATGTACCTTATATCGTTAATCGTATTCGTAATGTATGTGGTGAAGGATTCGCTAAAAAGATCTCACCTTGGGAAATACTAAACGAGCGTACTATTACTATTGCAGGTAGAGAGCATCAGGTATATGATCCTATTGGATTGAACGTACTAGACTATATGCAATTGTATCGTAAGTTTACTTTTGTAATGCAAGAGTCATATAGACTTGATCATATTGCAACTGTAGAACTAGGCGAAAAGAAATTAGATTATTCTGAGTTTGATAGTCTTCTTGAACTGTATAAGAAAGACTATGAAAAATTTATTGACTATAATATTAAAGACGTGGAACTTGTAGAACGTCTAGAAGATAAGTTAAAGCTTATCGATCAGGTTTTGGCGATTGCGTATGATGGTAAGGTAAACTTCCAAGATACGTTTACGTCAGTACGAATGTGGGACATCATCATACATAATTATCTCCTCTCTCAAAAGGTGGTGGTCCCACAACTTAAACTTAAGGATAAAGAACGTCAAGCGGAGGGCGCTTACGTAAAGGATCCTAAAGTCGGCATGCATAAGTGGGTAGTTTCATTTGATTTGAACTCCCTGTATCCCCATCTTATCATGCAATATAACATCTCTCCAGAAACGTATGTTAGAAATTGTGGATATCATCTCCTGATTGAAGACATAGTAAATGGCAAATTGAATGATGATAACATACGTAAGCAGCTAGACGATGAGAATCTAACTATAGCTGCTACTGGAGGGATGTTTACTAAAGATTATCAAGGCTTCCTACCTAAACTTATGCAAAAGATGTATGATGATCGAGTAACATGGAAGAATGAGATGTTAAGTGCTAAGAAGGAGTATGAGAAGAATCCTTCATATGAGGTAACTAAGAAGATATCTCAATGTCATAATATGCAGTTAGCTAAAAAGGTACAGTTGAATAGTGCTTATGGTGCGTTAGGTAACCAGTACTTTAGATGGTTTGATCTTAAGTATGCCGAGGCTATTACTAAGTCTGGTCAGCTGTCTATTCGCTGGATGGAGAAGAAGATCAATGAGTATCTCAATAGGCTTTTTAAGACAGAGGGTGAAGATTATGTATTGGCGTGCGATACGGATTCAATGTATATTACTCTTGACAAACTTGTTAATCAAGTGTTTGAAAAAGGAAGTGATGGATCGGAGAGTGAAAGTAAACTACAGACGGAGCGAGTGGTTTCTTTTCTTGATCGAGTCTGTACGGAGAAGTTGGAACCGTATATTGATAAGTGTTACCAGGAACTTGCTACGTATGTAAATGCATACGATCAAAAGATGGTAATGAAGCGAGAAAATATCGCTGATAAAGCTATCTGGACTGCTAAGAAACGCTATATTATGAATGTGCATGACTCAGAAGGTGTGCGTTATGGTGATCCTAAGTTAAAGATTATGGGCATCGAAGCAGTAAGGTCCTCAACACCTTCGTCCTGTCGTGCTAAGATTAAAGAAGCTATAGTAGTTATTATGAATCAATCTGAAGAAGAGGTGATAGACTTTATTAATAACTTCAGAGAAGAGTTTAGTCAACTACCTTTTGAAGATGTTGCTTTTCCTAGAGGGTGTAAAGGGCTGACTAAATATAAGGACGCAGCTAGTCTATACCGTAAGGGTACTCCTATACACGTTAGAGGCGCTCTTGTATATAATAATCTTCTTAAAGAGCATAAGCTAGAAAATAGATATCAGCCTGTGCAAGAAGGTGATAAGGTAAAGTTCTGCTATCTTAAACTTCCTAACCCTGTTAGAGAGAATGTTCTCAGTATTAGTAATACGCTTCCTAGACGGTTTGGTCTTGAGAAGTATATTGATTATGATACCCAATTCGATAAAGCTTTCCTAGAACCTATTAGGACTATCATGGATGCTATTGGTTGGCGTGTTGAGAAGCAAGCATCTCTAGAAGACTTTTGGAGCTAAAAAATGTCTGATTTCGATTTTGATTTTGGCTTTAGTGCTGTTACAGAAGATGAACTGAAAGTAGTACAAGAAGCATCTAAACAAGCAGAAACTGCTACACAAAGCACTTTAATGCTTGAACAAAAGATTAATAGTTTATATAATATGATTATGCCGCTACTAAACAATCTAGCGAAGAATCCTGAAAAGGATTATATCTATTGGCCTAATAGATTAGATAAGATTGAACAATTCCGCGACAAACTTGATGAGGTTTATAAAACATGAGTGATTTCTTTCGTAATCTGGTAGAAGACATTAAAGATGCTGATACCGTTATAGCTGCTGATGGTACTGGATCAGCTGAGTTTACTGGTACTATTGATACTGGTTCCTATATTCTGAATGCTGCATTATCAGGTAGCTTATATGGAGGAGCTCCTAATAATAAGATTACTGCATTTGCAGGTGAGTCTGCTACCGGTAAGACTTTCTTTGTACTAGGTGTAGTCATGCAGTTCTTAAAAGATAATCCTGAAGGTGGCGTTGTATACTATGATACTGAAGCTGCTGTTACTAAAGAGATGATGGAGTCTAGAGGTATTGATACTCGAAGAGTTATTATTGCCGAGCCTGATACTATTCAGAAGTTTAGACACCATGCATTAAAAGTCATTGAGACATATGAGCATACATCTGCTGATAAACGTCCTCCTATGATGATGGTTCTTGACTCGCTTGGTCTTTTATCTACTACTAAAGAGATGGAAGATACTACTGAAGGTAAAGAGACTAGAGATATGACGAAAGCTCAAGTCATTAAAGCTACCTTCCGAGTATTAACTCTTAAACTAGCTAAAGCTAAGATTCCTATGCTAGTTACTAACCATGTATATGATGTAGTAGGGTCTTATGTCCCTATGAAAGAGATTGGTGGTGGTACTGGACTTAAGTATGCTGCATCTACTATTGCTATGCTTACTAAGAAAAAAGAAAAAGATGGTACTGATATTATCGGTAATATCGTGAAAGTTAAAATGTATAAGTCAAGACTTTCTAAAGAAAATAAGACCGTAGAAGTACGTCTAAGCTATGAAAAAGGTCTTGATCGTTACTACGGTCTTCTTGATCTAGCTGAACAGCATGGTATCATTAAGAAGGTATCTACTCGTTATGAAATGCCAGATGGTACTAAGGTATTTGGTAAAGCTATTAATAGTGATCCAGAGAAGTACTTTACTCCTGAAATTATGGAACAATTAGAAGCAGCAGCTCGTAAAGAGTTTATGTATGGTGGTGATGAAGAGGAACCCGTAAGTGACAATAGACAGGACGATATTAGCGAACCTGATTCACAATGAAGAGTACTTACGTAAAGTACTTCCATTTTGCGATAAAAAATATTTTCAAGATCTAACTGAACGTACTGTATATGAAGTAATAGATGAGTACGTAGCAAAGTATAACAATGCTCCTTCTAAAGAAGCATTGCAGATTGATTTAAGTGAACGCAATAATTTATCTGAAGATCAGTTTAAGAATGCTCGTGAACTAATTAACGATCTTACTCGCGATGAGGATACTGACTTAGATTGGTTAATGGATCAATCAGAGAAGTTCTGTCAGGAAAAAGCTGTCTATAATGCTATTATGGATAGTATCAAGATATTAGATGATAAGACAGGCTCACAGCAAAAAGGATCTATTCCAGAAATTTTATCTAACGCATTAGCTGTATCGTTTGATAGTCATATTGGTCATGATTTCATTGAAGATGCAGAAGAGCGCTTTGACTTTTATCAACGTAAGGAATCTCGCATACCTTTTGATCTTGACTACTTTAATAAGATTACTAAGGGTGGGTTACCTAACAAGACGTTGAATATTGCACTAGCAGGTACTGGTGTAGGTAAGTCATTGTTTATGTGCCATTGTGCTGCAGCTAATCTTATGAATGCTAAAAATGTTCTATACATTACTATGGAGATGGCTGAAGAAAAGATTGCTGAACGTATTGATGCAAATCTACTTAACGTAACTATGGATGAGTTAAAAGTATTACCTAAAGATGCATACGATAAGAAGATGTCGCGTGTATCTAATAAGACTACAGGTAAACTAATTATTAAAGAATATCCTACTGCATCAGCAAGCTCTGGACACTTTAGACATCTATTAAATGAATTGAAACTTAAACGTAGTTTTAGACCTGATATTATCTATATTGACTATCTTAATATCTGTATGTCAGCAAGATTGAGGCATGGATCAAATGTTAACAGTTATACGTATGTTAAAGCAATTGCCGAAGAGCTTCGTGGACTCGCAGTTGAATTTGGTGTGCCAGTGGTGTCAGCTACGCAGACTACTCGATCCGGGTTCACGTCCTCAGACATCGGGCTTGAGGACACATCTGAATCGTTTGGGTTGCCGGCAACGGCCGACCTTATGTTTGCTCTTATCTCTACGGAAGAGCTCCAAGACCTCGGACAGATCATGGTGAAGCAGCTTAAGAATAGATATAGTGATCCGAATATTAATAGACGGTTTGTATTAGGAGTAGATAGAGCTAAGATGAGATTATTTGATGCAGAGCAAGAAGCTCAAGAAGATGTATTAGATGGACCAGTATTTGATGAGACTAATACTGGAGCAAGACTTAAAGAAGCA